TGCACATACACGGTGCTGCTTGTCAGGTGGGTGACCGTGATGATTCCGTCATACGCCCGGCGGGCTTCGTAGCCGCCGGGCGCGCTGTACACGCGGATGGTCGAGACCTCGCGGGCCATGTGCAGGTGGATCATCGCGGTCTGCCCGGGCTTACTGCTTGGTGCGCGAGCGCTTTGCGGGCGCCGTCGCTTCGCCGTCTGCGGGCGTGGCCCAGCCTTCCGCCGTCGCGACCTCGATCAGGTCCTCGTCGTCGGTGTCGATCTCGGCGCCGGCGGCGAACTGCTCCACCTCGACACCGCGATGCGCCCAGCTGAAATCTGTTTGTGCGATCAGTTTCATTGCTGCTCCAGAATGGAAAAGGGCCGCCGCAGCGGCCCGTTCCGGGGTTGATGGATTACGCCGCAGCGATCTTGAGCAGCTTGATCGCCTGGGTGTTGCGCAGCTTGCCGCCGACGCGCTTGCGCACGTAGAACTTCACGAAGCCCGGCGTGGTGATCTCGTCGCGGGTGATGCGCATGCCGACGCGATCGCAGATCAGGTAGCCTTCCTTGAAGTCACCGAACGCCAGCGGGAACGAATTCGCAGCCATCGCCGGCATGTCTTCGGCTTCGGTGATGCCGTAGCCCAAGAACGTGGCGGGCTGGCCAGCGGTCAGCGCCGGCTGCCACAGGTAGCGACCGTCGCCGTCCTTGTACTTGCGCAGCGCAGCCAGGATCAGCTTGCTGGTCAGCCACTGCGCGTTGTTGCGGTAGCGGGCGCGCAGCGAGTAGACCATGTCCAGGAAGACTTCCGGGTTGCTCGGCAGCGCAGCGGCCTGGCCCGACGCCAAGTACTGCAGCGTGCCGAACGCACGATCCTTATCAACGGTGGCGACGGGCGCCGGCCCGCCCAGGATGCCGGTTGGCTTTTTGACGCCGTCGCCGCGGATGAACGCGACGCCCTCGCCCACGGCCATCGACTCCGACGCCGAGCTGGTCAGCCAGTCTTCGACGTTGAAGAACAGATCGTCTAGCGATTCTTCCGATGCTTGTGGCTTGGCCGACGCCATGCCGAACGTCGGCGCGACCTCGACCAGGTTCGGCGTGTCGGTCTGGTTGCGAGTGTCGGTTTCGCCGACCCATTCGAAGCCGGCGCCGCCGATGTCGAACAGCTCTTTGTAATCGGTGCTGCCGACCTGGCGCACGGTGGCGATTTGGCGGATCGGCGAGATGTCGGCCGACAGGCGCGCGATCGTGCGCTCGATCACTTCTGGCAGCGCGTAACCGCCGGCAGCATTACTGCCGACAGTCGCTTGGGCGGCGCGGCGCTCGCCCGGACCGGCGTTGCTTTTCGCTTCAAGCGCCTGGAACGTCTGCTGCATGCGCTGCTCGCGCTGGAAGTCGCGCGGCGAACGGATCCAGTCGTACAAGGCTTCCTTGTACTCGGTCGCTTCCTGGCTTTCGCCCGGGCCGCGATCGCCGCCCGAGAACGCACCAGGGCGCGCCAGCTTGGTTTCGACCTTCTCCAGGCGGGTCTTCTGTTCCGACATCGAGGTCATTGCCTCGTCCATGCGCGCCAGCTTGGCGTCCAGGTCAGCGGTCGACTTGCCGGACTTGATGGCCTCGATGCGCTCGTCGTTGGTCTTCTTGTATTCGGTGAAGGCCGTGTTGATCTTGTCGATCGCTTCGGTGACCGTACGCAGGGTCGGCTCTTCGCGCTTTTCGTACGGCACGGCGGCCTTGGCCTGGAAGGCGGCGAAGTGCGCAGCCATCGTGACAGCCAGCAGGGTGGCCATGTGTTGGGTTTTGTTCATGGGTTCTTTCAGGAAGTGAGGGAATTGAGCAGCCGCTCGGCCGCCTTCAGGGCTGCTGTCGCCTCATGAGCGTCCCGCTCATCCAAAGCGATGCGTTTGACCTCGGCGATCATCGCCTTGGCCGCGTCGGCCGAGAATCCTGCATCCCGCAGGGATTGCTCAGCTTGACGAATGGTTTTGATGCCGGCGACGTCGGCCGCCTTGATGCCAGTGATACGCGCTTTGTCATTCGATGGAAAGGTCACAACAGACACCTCCCACAGATCGACCTCTGTGAGCGTGCGCACATCCGTCTCGCGGTCGTACGCCCACTGTTTCGACACGAAGCCGATGGATAGTCCGTTCAAGGCGCCCATTTTCATGAGCGCATATGCCTCCGCCCCTTTAACTGTGTCCAGGGCCAACTGTCCTTTTACGCGCAGGCCATTCGCGTCCTCTACCATCTCCGTCCAGATGCCGATTGGGGTAGTAGCATCGTGCTGCCAGAGCATCGCCGGCATGGTGCCAGCCGCCTTATGCGCAGCGAGGGTTGCGGCGTAGGCGCCGGCGGCGATCACGTCGTCATAGCTGTCGCGCACGCCGAATGCCGATCCGCAGCCTTCGATCACGCCGTCTACGCCCACTGACTTCAGTTCGAACGCCATATTTCGAACCTCGCGCCCGCCTGCGCCCGACTTGCGCTCCAGGTTCGGAGTCGGCGGCCGCACAGGGAACTGCTGCACCGGCCGCGCCAAGACGCGCTGTACTGCCTTTTCCAGGTTACGGGGCATCGGGCGCGGCATTGGTGTCTTCATCATCTTTTCCTTGTTTGCCGCCCTGTGTCATGTTCATCGGGGTCAGCGGTTCGTCGAGGCCGGGTAGCGGGTCCATGCCCTCTTCGTCACGGATTTCATTTCGGGTGTAGATGCCCAGCTCCACCATCGTGCGGGCCCACTGCGCGCGCGCGGCCATCGAGCCCTCGGTGAGGTACCGGGTATCGAATTCGACGAATAAAGGGCCGGATCCGTCGAGCAGCGTTTCGTCCACTCGCTGGGTCCAGGCCGCGTGCCATGGCGCCAGCGTGTGCTTCGTGTGCGCCGCGAAGAACGCTTCCGAGCTGGCGAACGTCGCCGACTTGTCGTTGTGGCCGACCATGATCGGGAACACCCCGTAGCCGCGGCAGATTTCTTCAATCTGCAGCCGACGCGTCTCGACGTGCTGGGCGTCGACGCCGGTCTGGGCCGTCGGCGTCCACTTTGCATCGTTGTCCAGCACCAGCGGATCACCAGTGCGCGCCGTGCCTGCTAGGCGCTTGATCCAAGCTGTCAGGCGCGCATGCTGCGTTTCATCGAGCGTCTTCTCGACTGAATACAGGCCGCTCGGACGCAAGCCGTTTTTGTGCATCGCTACCTGGCTCTGCTCGGTGGCCATGGCCAGGCCGATCGCCGAGCGCGCCAGCTTCACTGCATCCAAGCTACGAACCCAGTCCCACTGGACGCCATTCAAAATGAACACGTCGTCAGGGCTGAATTCGCCGATCAGGCCGAACTCATCCCAGCAGCGGTAGACCAGCTCGTAGCGGGAATGGCGATAGACCTCCCACCGGCCAGGTTCAACTGGAATCAGCTCGCGCACGCGCCGGTTGTCTCCGCGCACTTTGATTGACAGGCCGGCGCCACATAGCGCCGCGTGCAGCGTCATTTGGCGCCGCCATTCGAACGATGTCTGCCATTCGTTGGGTCGGCGTGACAGCAGCCGGTACTCTGGGATATTGGTGGCGCGCTCGCGGCGGCCATCGGGCTTTTCGCGAAACACCTCGAACTTCGGTGTCGCGCACCCGTCAGCGATGACCTTCACGCAGGAAAGAACCGTCGAGACCTGGAGGGCCGTGCGTTCGTTGACGTGCATGCCGGCGACGATTCCGCTGCCACCGCTGTCGATCAGCTTCATGATCTGCTCGGAAGTGGGCTCGGCGGACTTGCGACTGAGAAAACGGTCGATGAAATTCAAGGCTTGTCCCAGAATGATGTGGTTGCGACCTCGCTCGAAATCGCGCGTGCCACCCCCATGATTGTTGCGACGATGCCGTCGATCTTCTGCTCCGGCTTCTCTTTGCGCGGGTAGATGTTGTCCTTCGCGTCAAGCTTGGCAACCACGTTTGACGCCATCCAGGTCAACAGCGGGTTGCCGTCGTGGTGCACGCGCCCGGCTTTGATCGCGCTCTCCAGCTCTTTCATTGGGAGCGACAGATTTTTGACCTGCGCGCCCAGCTCGACAGCGGTGATCCCGTTTTTCGTCAGCCGTTGCTCCAGCTGCGCTGCGCGCCACGGGTCGAAGACAACTTCGTCTGGCCCGTACTCAGCCACCAGGCTGAGCATGTCTTCCTCGATCAGATCGAAGTCAATCTCGGCGCCGTCGTGCTGCTGGAGAAAGCCCTCGATCACCCACTTGCGGTAGGCGTTGGCATGCTTCTCTGCGCCATCGATGGCTGCTTCCGGTAGGTAGTAGTCACCGAACAGGTAGAAATGCTGCTTGCCCTCGATCACGCGGACAAACACCAGCATCAACACGCAGATGTCCGAGCGGCTCGCCAGGTCAAGCGTCAGGTAGCAACGCTCGCCTTTGAACTGCTCGCGGCGCAGCGTGAGGTCAGCACACCTGTTCCACTCGAGCATGTTGAGCCAGGCCGACTTGGCCGAGCACCAGATATTCAGGTGTTTCGTCTTGAAGCGGGTCTGCTTCGACGCGCTCTGCGTGGCCTGCCGCTGCTGCGCGAGCAGGAAGTCCTCGTCGACGGAAATGCCAAAGTTCGGATTCGCCTTGCGCAGCACGGCTGGGCTGGTCCAGTCATCACCCTCATCAATCGTGTAGATCAGCGCGAAGAGCTCAGGGTCGTCCAGCACGCCTTCGAGCACCTTCTTGGCATCCTGCTCTTGGTCAAAGCACGGGCCGGCGATGTTGAAGCCGGCGGTCGTGATCATCAGGAGCAGCGGCTGCTCACGCGCACCCATACCGGTCTCCATGGTGTCGACCAGTTCGGATGTGTCGTGCTCGTGGTATTCGTCGACGATCGCGCAGGATGGCGATGCGCCGTCGCCAGGCTTGCCGATCACAGGCTCGAAGCGCGAACCGTCCGCTGGCGAGAGCAGCGCCTTCGCCCAGACCTCGGCGCCCAGCGCATCCTGCAGCTGCGGCGTGCGCTCGAGCATCTGCTTGGCCGGCCGGAATACTTCCCAGGCCTGCGCCTCGGTGGTTGCCCCCGAGTACACCTCGGCGCCGAACTCGCCGTCGGCAGCGAACATGAACAGGCCGATGCCCGAGCCGATAATCGACTTGCCGTTCTTGCGCGGCACGGCGAAATAGGCTTTGCGGAACCGGCGCCGGTCGTTCTTCTTGATTTTCCAGCCGAAGAGCACACAGAACGCGAAGCACTGCCACGGCTCCAGCGTGATCGTCTCGCGCTTCCGGGCCCACTTCCCTTTGGTATGGGGCATCAGCGACAGGAACGTGCAGACCTTGTTGGCCGCGGCCGGATCGAAGTAGTACGGGAACACCCTGCGGCGACTGGCCTTCAGTTCATCCAGGTGCTTTTTGCATGCCAGCTTGACCCACTTGCAGGCGACGATTCTGCCCTTGACGACCGCCTGCGCATATCCCGTTGCCGTGCCGACGAAATCGGCGGCCATGATCAGTGTGCCTTCTTGCTGCCCACCATATCGGCGAACGGGTTGACGAGAGCCTGCTTCTTCGCCGAGACGCGAGACCGATCGGCTGGCGTCATGCCGAGCACCGCCAGCGCCGTGCGAATCTGGGCAACCTGGGCGGAGGTCACTTGGCTATCCGGCAGTTTTCGGAACTGCGCGATCAGGCGCGCGGCCAGCTCGACGGCCATGCGATCAGTCGCCTGCAGCACTGTTGCTGGCAGTGCCGCGACGATCTCGTTCCAGGCGTCTTTCTGGTGCTGCTTAAAATATGTCGGCGGAGTCGGTTCGAACTCGCCGGCGGCGAAGTCATCGCGGCGGCGCGCTGGATCCTTGTCAAAGGCACCCCGCGCCTCGAGCACCGCCGAGGGGGTTCGGGGCTTTGGCATCCTTGAAACTCCTGAAGTCCGAAAGTCTGAATTGCGGAAGTAAGAAAAAAACTAGCTAGTCGGTCTAGGCCCGAGTTGCCCCAGAGAAGCGAATACCCCCTCCCCTTTCGGCTTGGGTTTTCGCCTTATGGCATGCAGAACAGGCGGCCTGGAGGTTCGTGTCGGCCTCGATCCGTTCATTCGTCCAGCCGTCGGCGCGCGCTGCAGCCTTGCTGACAACGTGGTCGACCTCGCCTGCAACGAAGCTGCAGGCAGGTCCTTTGATCTGGCAGAGGCCGCAATCACGCTGGAGGATGCGCTCACGGCGCTGCTGCCAGTCGTATCCGTATCCGCGCTGCGTGCTGCTCTGGTCGGCATGGCTGCGCACCCATCCGGATGAGTGCTTGGCATGCTTCTCACAGTAGCCGGGCACATCGACCAGCTTGCCGCATCCAACCTTGCGACAGACGGTCTTGGGGCGCGCCGCCATCAGCGGTTGTCTTGCGTATGCGCTGCGGGCACCAGCGCGGCCACCTCGTGCAGCAGCATGCCCGGCCTGCCGTGGCCCTTGGCCCGCAGGATCTCGAAAGCACGCTCAGCCTCGGCCAGCCGCTCGCAGATGAGGCGCAGCGCCGTCTCGTCGACGACATGGAAGACCAGCGCCGGGTGTCCGCCGGTGACGGCGCGGATGATGGCGTGGCGGAAGCAGTCGACTGGCTGGCTCACGCTACTTCTCCCCGAAGCCCGGCACGTCTTGTGCGGACTCGGTCCAGAACGACGCGACCCAGGTCAGCACGCACAGCGCGATCAGGGTCCAGAGCACGCCGAACGCCCAGCCCGGCGCGCCCAGGCGATCGAGCAACAGCCAGAGCACGATGGCCATGCCGAGCGGCGAGCGCGTCGGAAGAGATGAGGCCTTGATGACGGTCTTGCGCTTCATGCGATACCTCGGAAAAGAAAGCCGCCCGGCGCATGGATGCGAGGGGCGGCGATGTAATCAAAAATAGTTACGATAATGCTTGACCATGTAATCAAATTTGATTACACTAGCATTACTGAATCAAACAAAGGAGGTGTGGTGAAGCAGAGTGAGTTTGTTAAGTGGCTCAAGCAGTTCGGAGCGACCTTCGAAGAGAGTACGAATCACACGAAGGTCAGACTGAACGGTAAAACGAGCTTCCTACCGAGACACCCGAGTAAAGAAATGAAGACCGGGACTGTCGAGGCGATCAAGAAACAGCTGAACCTAAAGTGAGGAATGCCCCGAAAGGGGCTTCCGGCTTACTCTGCACCACACCGAATACATTGCACTCTGAGAGGCAACCATGAAATATCCTGCGATCTTTACCCCGGCCGAAGAAGGCGGGTTCGTTATTACATTCCGCGATATCCCTGAGGCGATCACGCAAGGCGACGATGAAGCCGAAGCATTGTTTATGGCCCGCGACGTCCTGCGCGAGGCGATTAGCATCTACTTCGACGACAAGCGCACCGTGCCGGCGCCATCCAAGGCACAGAAAGGCGAACGTCTGATCGACTTGCCGTTAAGCGTGGCGGCAAAGGTTCATCTGCTGAACGCCATGCTGGCGCAGGAGGTTGCGCCTTCAGAGCTGGCCCGGCGCCTGGGAACGACCAGGCAGGAAGTGAATCGCCTGACCGACCTGGAGCACGCGACGAAGATCGATCGCATTGCCGAGGCCATGACGGCCATGGGGCGCGAACTGGATCTGGTGGCAAGCTGAAAAGCAAAAGCCCGCTATCGCAGCGGGCTTTGTTCAGACGAGCGAAAGCATCAAGGGCCGGGATGCTGTCGCGAGTTCCGGTTATCGGTGGCGCATGCGCGCACTTTACGAGGCCGGAAGAATGTAGGTACTCAGTTTACACGAAACGCTGTTTGCATACACAGTATTTCGGTGGATCAATCAGGCCGGCTGCATCCGGAGCTTGGCACCGGCGCGGGCCGCATGGCTGTCGGCGATGCTGTGCAGCTCGCTCACCATGTTCAACGTGTGCTCCCGCACGAACCCAGCCGCCATCACCAGCGCGGCCTTGCCCGAGCCGGCGCAGCATTTGCACGCCCGCGCTTCGGCAACGCCAGTGCCGCCGCATGGCTCACACAGGCCGTGCAGCCAGTGTGCCAGCGAGTGCTCGGCGACGGTCCGGTACAGCCTGATGGCCGCATCCGCGTCCCATGCCGTGTTCTCCGGAACCCACCGGCGCGCACGGCCGCGTTTCGTCACCTCGGCAGTCCACATGATCAGCAGGCGCGCCACGAGCGACACGCCGCTCTCAAGCACCGTCACATCACCCTGCAGCGCCTGGCGGCAGTCGGCTTCGCGGCTCGCGTCCTTTTTGCGGATCGCATCGACCAGCGCCTTCTCGACCAGGTCGCGCATGGCCACCGCGTGCGCCATGTTCTGGGTAGCCGTGCCGGCGTACTTCGCACGATGCAGTAACGCGCCCAGGTCACCGGTCGCGGTTGATGCCAGCGCCGACGCAAGAAGCGGTTCGGCCTGACTGTGGCGCGCATCGTCCTGGAGGCTCGATGCGCTCAATGCGGTGATATAGCGATCAACGAACCCCATGATTTAACACTCTCTAAAAGACGACCAAGGCAGCGTACCATATCGCACCTAATTATTTCCAGTGGTAACTTGTTTATTTTTTACATTGTTGTGGGTAAACGTCACAGGCGCCCAAAATTGATCTAATGGCAGCCTCGATCAAATGTTAGGATAGTTGCCGTAATGCACCTATTATTAACTACGGATTAATCATGAAGACTCTCTACTACACCGCAGTTTTCGGCATGGCGGCTATCGTAATCAGCATCGCCTGGGAAAATTTCGCGGCCCAACAAGAATGCGGTGATGCGGCCGTCGCTGTTCTTCAATCTTCAGCGGGGCTCGATGGCGCGGCCGCCAGCAACGCAATTGACCTGGGCTGCGCTCGCGTTGTCCGCAACGGGCATGTCGCTGAAAAGGCACTGAACGCTCTCCCGTAACCGAGCGCGCCGGCGGCGGGCGGCCGGTACACCGTCAATTTCTGCTGATCATTAATCAAACGTAGAGCCTGAGTTTGCGGGCGCGATTCGATGAGATGTGTCACTTTTGTGGCACGGTCACAGCCGAAAAGGGTAAAGTAGAGGTTTACTAGACTGCAAGGTTGACGCCAACTTGCAAGCTGATATGCTCACGAGCACCACTACTCTCTACAGCGGTCTCTCAACGCTGACCTTGTTACGACCGTCATGGCAGGACTGAATCCTAAAATTTTGCTCTGGGCCAGAGAGACGGCTGGACTAAGCCTAGATGAGGCTGCTGACTCGTTGCACCTTGGCACACGCAAACAGTCTGGCCATGAAGTTCTTGCGGCTTATGAAAGTGGAGACCGGGCTCCAAGTAGACCTCTCCTGCTGAAGTTCGCTAAGTTGTATAAGCGCCCACTGCTCACATTTTATCTTGCCGCGCCTCCCGCAAAGGCTAATCGCGGAGAGGATTTCCGTACGCTTCCAGAGGAACGTAAGCAAGAAAATGCAGGCGTTGTCGATGCGCTCGTGCGCGATGTTCACGTACGCCAGCAACTGGTCCGTTCAGTCCTTGAGGACGCTGATGAAGCCCAACCGCTACCGTTTATCGGCACCCTGAATATTGATACCGATGTAGTAGAGGCGTCGCGAAAGCTCCAAGCAATTATCGGTTTCCAAATTCAGACTTTCCGGAAAAAGAAATCACCTAACGACGCCTTTTCGTATGCAAGGCAGCTGGTGGAAAAGACAGGGGTTTTTGTCCTCCTGATCGGGAACTTAGGTAGCCACCACACCAATATCAATCCGCAGGTATTTCGTGGATTCGCCCTTTCGGATCGAATCGCTCCGTTCATTGTAGTGAACGATCAAGATGCCGTGACCGCATGGGCATTCACACTTATGCATGAGTACGTTCATATTCTGCTTGGGCTTACAGGAATTAGCGGTGGTGGATATGAGAAGAAGATTGAGCGTTTTTGCAATGATGTGGCCAGCCAATTACTTCTCCCCTCATCGGAATTACTAGAATGGAAGCCGGACTTGCGGAGTCGAGAATCTCTTGTTAAAGAGGTGAGCGATTTTGCGAATGCTCGACGTATAAGCCGGAGCTTAGTGATTTATCGTTTGTATCTCTCAGGGAGAGTAGACGAGGCGACTTGGAAATCTGCCAGTCAAACGTTCGCTGACCAGTGGCTCGCTGAGAAGGCGCAGCAGAAAGAAAAGTCGCGCGCGTCAACAAGCAGTGGACCAGATTACTACGTTGTCAGGCGCCATAGAGTCGGGGCTGCGCTTGTCAGCCTAGTACGCAGGACGCTGGCGGAGGGTGTCATCACGCCCACAAAAGCCGGTAGGGTTCTAGGAGTGAAACCAATGAATGTCGAGCCCTTGCTCGCCCCCGCATGAGCTTGAGGAACTGATGCTCTATCTACTCGACGCAAACATCTTAATCACAGCGCAGAACCAGTATTATTCTGCCGACATGGTTCCTGAATATTGGGAATGGCTATTGCATATGGCAAAGCAGGGCAAGGTTAAAATGCCGCTAGAAACTTTTGAAGAAGTTTGCGAGGGGGCAAAGAAAAGAAAAGATGCCTTGAGTATTTGGATAAGTCAACCAGATGTTGAGCACGCATTGGTATTCCAAGAAGAAGTCGATCCCGAACTTGTTCAAGCAGTGTTGATCAATTCCTATGCAAAGGACCTAACCGACACAGAAGTTGAACAGATAGGTCAGGACCCTTTTCTTATTGCCTATGCATGTGTCGATCCTGCCAATCGCTGCGTTGTGACCAATGAGTCGACCAAACCTAAGTCCACTCGAGCAAATCGCCGAGTTCCCAATGCCTGCGATGACATCGGCGTTAAGTGCTGCGACCCATTCACAATGTTAAGGCAGCTCGGATTCAAAACTGGATGGGCGAAAGCTGCATAATGTTGTTTCAGTGATTATTGCCGGAATAAATTCGCTAAAACACCTATTTGGTCTTGGGCTCTTGCCGCCACATCGAGGTTCTTTTCCAGATAGCCCATTGTGGTCGTAAAGCTCTTGTGCCGCATCACACGTTGCACTGTCTGGATTGGCACACCCGCCTCGGACATCAGCGTAGCGAACGTCCCACGTAATCGGTGTGGAGTGATGCCCTTGATCGCGCAGGTGTCGTTGGCCCGCCGGATCGCCTGGCGAGCGAAGCCTGATGCGAAGGCTTGGCCGTCTGGCCTGGCCACGATCAGCCCGCCCGGCTGGCGCCGCGCCTCCAGGTGCTCGCGTAGCCAACCGGCCATAGGCACCGGCTCGGCCTCCCTGCCCTTCGTGATGCCGGGCGTGTACGTCTTGCGCGCCCAGTCGATCCATTCCCAGCGCGCGCTGATCGCCTCTCCCTCGCGCAGGCCCAGCCCGAACATCAGGCGCACGGCGGTGCCGATCCCTGGCGCGTGCGCGGTAGCCTCGTCGACGGCGGCGAACCACGCGCGCGCGGCGGCCAGCGGCAGGATCGAGCGAGGCCGCTTTTGCACCTTAAGCATGGGCACGTGCCACGGCATCACCGCCAGCATGCCGCGCTTGACCGCCCACATCGTCAGCAGCTTCACAATGCGCAGCCAGTGGTTCGCGCTGGCCGGCTTATGCGTCAGCAGGTACAGGTTGCGCGCCAGCTCGACGTCGAGCGTGGTGATCTCGTTGATCGCCTTGGCGCCCAGGTCGAACATGTGCAGGCGCTGGAACAGCTCGACGCTGCGGATGTGCGCGGCGCTCGACACGGGCCGGTGCACTTCGATCCAAGCCTGCGCCAGCTCGGCCAGCGTCGGCACCGGCTCGC